GGGACAACTGCCTCAGATATTCCTAATGGGGCAAACTTTGATAGTTATGATACCATTGTAGGAATTCATATTACTAACATTACTGCTAATCAAGTATTAGTAGACTGTTATATTAACGATGGTACAAACGATATTTATCTCATTAAAGATACACCTATTTCAGCTGGTGGCGCACTTCAAGTTCTTGACGGTGGTGCTAAAGTAGTTGTACAAAATGGTGATCGGCTATGGGTACAATCAGATACAGCAGCTTCACTTGATGTATGGGTATCAGCCGTAGACGCAATTAGTTCATAAGGAGGTAACGATGGGATACATTGGAAACACAGCATCCACTTCTTTTACTTCCTTAGATAAACAAACAATCACAGGTAACGGCGGTACTAGCTATACGCTTAGTCATGCTGTGGCTAATAATAACGAGATTGAAGTCTTTGTAAATAACGTAAGACAAGAGCCTGGAGTTGCCTATACAGCAGCTGGCACTGCTCTTACAATGACTGGTAATGTGGCTAGCACCGATGACTTTTATGTAGTCTATCAAGGTAAAGCAGTACAAACAGTAGTACCACCTGCAGGTAGCATTACCAATGCAATGTTTGCGCCTAGCACTACTCTTGGTGGTGGTAGTTATCTTGGTGATAGCGGTGGTGGACTTGCTGATATTATCAGAGTACACGAAAAGCAACTTGATACAAGCATTACTGTAGCGGCTAACACAAATGGATTGTGTGCTGGACCTTTAACCCTAGCGACAGGAGTCACTATTACTGTAAGTAGTGGTGCGACTTTGGTGGTGGCATGAGTACGATTCATTGTGATACAATAGAGACTAGCAGTGCTGGTCCTGTTACGCTAACAAAAGCTAATACAGTTAAAGTTTACCTAAACTTTGATGGCCAGAACGATACTATATTAGACAGCTTCAATATTTCAAGCACTACAGACACTTATGCAGGTCAATACCTATATTCTTTCACAAGCAACATGAGTAGTTATGCCTATGGGTTTGCTAATACTGCTGGAGGCAACGGTGGCTCACTTGGTGATGATAGTTTCGGATCAACTGGTCAATTTAACAGCAGTGCTGGGACACTGAGTTCTTCTTTCAAAGCTAGATACAAAGGTCATCAAGGCAATAACTACGATGCCTCTAACTGTTCTATGTTAACCACAGGAGACCTAGCATGAGTGAGATAAAAGTAGACACCCTCACTGGCAAGACATCCGCTGGTGACATCACAGTGACCTCTGAAGGCGGTGCGGCGACTATGCAGTTGCAGCAGGGGTTGGCGAAGGTTTGGGTTAACTTCAATGGCACAGGAACTATTGCAACTCGTGATTCGCTGAACGTGAGTTCTTTGTCCGACAACGCCACCGGTCAGTTTGCTACAAACTATTCAAACAACATGAATAATGACGACTATGCTTTTGGTGGTCATACTTCAAACGCAGGAAGTAATATGGTGTTTCATTGGATAGGCGACTTAGCAAACGATTGCACTACTACAAAACTCAACACCAGAACGCTTTATCCAAATAATTTTACTGGCGGCGGTGCTGCACAAGACCCTTCTTTGGTAACGCTTTCGGTTAACGGAGACCTCGCATAATGGCTGGAAAAATTATAGCAGATACGCTGGAACACAGCACCGCAGGGTCAATCGCCACGAACTATGTTGTTGAGGGTAGTGCGAAGGCAAGAACATACTATAATCAAGATACCGCTACGGTTTTGAGTAGCTTAAATGTTTCGTCCGTAACAGATGCTACAACTGGTTTGTATGACCCGCAATATACAAGTTCTATGAGTAGTGGAAATTATAGTTGTTTTCGTATGAGCCAAGCGGAAGTAACTAATTCAGATTGCACATTTTACGCATATTCAAAAGCAACAGGCTCTGTTCGGTGCGCTGATTTTGAAAACGGTACAAACAGAGATATGGCAAATACAGACGCAATAATGTTCGGAGACCTTGCCTAATGCAGACACCAGAGTTCAAAGGCACTCACCTATTTGACCGTCTATGTTGGGCAAAGGAAAACCTAGACGGTGTGCAGTCAGATTACCGTGTTGTCTATGAGGACAGCATTGATGAATGTGCCAAGATACTTGTGCCTGACCCTAACTGGATGGCGTGTGCCTTGCAGGGCGGTATCCTGCCGCCTGTGTGGGTCTACTGGGAACTGGCAAAGGATGAAGCACAACCTGACTTTAAGAAGCACACTCGCGGCTACCTGTTGCATGAGACAGAACCTGTTGGCCCGATGACTGAAGAAGAAGCGATTGAGTACCTTATTCAGAAAGACTGCCCAGAAGCAGTATGGAAAACATATAATGAAGGTAACCGTCTAAAGATGGTTATCTGTAAGAAAGAACAATTACCTCAAACAAGAGAATGGCGTAATGCATGGAAGATCAATCAAGATCTTGTCGCCGCATAGGAGAAATAAATGGTAGATACATATATTGTCGATAAGGACGGTAACTCAGCTAACGCAGCTAATGTAACCGTACCTTCAGATCGTAGCTTCCGTGGTGCTTGGTCTCTTTCTGGGAATGTAATCTCAGAGGATCTTGATAGTGCCAAAGCTATTTTTAAAGATAAAGTGCGTGAAGTACGCAAACCACTGCTTGATGCAGAAGATGTTGTATACATGAAAGCACTTGAAGCAGATGACTCAACAGCTAAAGCAGCTAGTGTTACTCGGAAAAATTCCTTGCGAGATGCACCAGCAGCCAGTGCTATTGACAATGCAACAACAATTAATGAACTTAAGGCTGCATGGGATAGTGATCTTCTTGGTGCTAGCCCTTATTAATAGGAGGCTACAATGGCACTAAGTAAAATAACTAATAACAGCCTTGAAGATACTGCTATTCACGGAAACAGGAACCTCATCATCAATGGTGCGATGCAGGTGGCACAGCGGGGTACGTCAGCTACAAGCGTGACATCAACGGGATATCACAGTTGTGACAGGTTTAAGTTTCTTTATACCGATGCTGGCACTTGGACTGTTTCGCAAAGCACAGATGCCCCTGATGGTTTTGCTAATAGCTTTAAGGTTGAATGTACCACAGCAAAAGGCACTCTTGCTTCCAATAGTAGGCTGCTAATCATACATCACTTTGAAGGGCAAAATCTTCAACAGCTTAAAAAGGGAACGTCAGGCGCAGAAAGTCTAACGCTTTCATTTTGGGTGAGGACAAATAAAACTGGCACATATCAGGTCAATCTTGAGGACAATGACAATATTCGGATTATTGGCACAACCTACACAGTGTCGTCTGCTGATACTTGGCAAAAGGTAACAGCAACTTTTGCTGGTGACACAAGCGGTGTCCTTGATAACGATAATGGTGACAGTTTTGCAATCCACTTTGCGTTAGTGGCGGGGACTGACAATTCATCAGGTGCGGTTCCGACCTCTTGGGAAGCAAAGTCTAACACTGACAGGGGTGCTGGCCTTACAGTAAACCTCGCAGATGCCACCTCTAACTATTGGCAAATCACAGGCGTCCAGTTAGAAGTAGGCGAGACAGCCACGCCGTTTGAACACCGTAGCTATGCCGATGAGTTGGCTAGGTGTCAGCGGTATTTTTGGCAACCTGATGGCGGGGCTAATGGCACAGGAGCATATGGCGGTGGTGCAAATGGGAGAGCAACTTTAACATTCCCTGTTGTTATGAGAACGGCACCAACTCTTACTTATGTAAGTGGCGGGTCTACAACAAACAATGCAGGATTAGACAGAACAGTTAATGGCTTGAGTAGTTCGTGGAGTTTAGATAACCATTCTGCAAGTATTCAATTAACTTTCACGGCTACTGCAACTGGCGGCGTTGCGTTTGTATACAAAGATGTCGAAATGCAAGTATCATCGGAGTTATAAAATGAATATTGAAAATGCAAGATATGGTGAATACGGTATTGATATATTGTGCGACATTGATGGAGTTTCTAAGGTAGTGCCTATTTCTTTATCTAACTCCGACTACGCAGAAATATTGCGCCAAGTTGAGGCTGGAACACTAACAATACAAGCAGCCGAAGGAGGAGAATAATGCCTTATATTGGTAAAGCCCCTGCTTCGGGGCAATTCAAAAAACTAGATGGA